CTAATCAAATAAATCATTTAATTTATCAGCTGCTGAAATTTTTTCTTTAGGCATTACATGAGTATAAGTATCTGCTGTAATGGATATATTTTTATGACCTAATAATTTCTGAACAGTCTTAAGCTGCACATCTTTTTCAAACAATTTTGTAGCATAAGTATGGCGTAGAGCATGAAATTTTTTATGAGGTATTTTAGCTCTAATTAAAATTCGTCTATAGCTCTCAAATAGATTTTTTACAACTATTGGTTTCCCAAGCTTTGTAGCAAAGACTAAGTTTTTATCAACATAAGAACAACCAGCTTCTTTTTTTTCTTTCTCTTGAAGCGCCTTATGTTCTTCTAAAGCATTTATTAATTTTGAAGGTATAGGCACTACTCTATTAGATTTGATTGACTTTGGGGACTGTTCAATAGTTTTTCTTTTACCAGTACCGTCATTTTCTATAATTTTGACACGCTTTATGCTTTTAGTTACTTTTATTTCATTAGTTTTAAAATCTATATCATCCCATCTTAAAGCTAGTAGTTCGCCTTGCCTTAGACCACTTCCTAGTGCTAAAAGAATTAAACATTTCAATCTATTACCTTCTAATTGTTTTTTTAAAGCTTTTATTTCTTTATCTGTAAATATCTCTATTTCCTTTTCCTCCATATCTTTACCTCCTGGAATTATTATTTTACTACCTGAGCAGGGATTTTTTAAAATGTAGCCTTCATTAACCGCATAGTTAAAAAATGTTCTTAAAAGCTTATTTAAATTTTTTATAACATTACTAGTTCTACCATTGTTATACAATTCATTATAATATCGTTGCACTTGAATTGTTTTTAAATCAGCTAGCTTTAAACCGAATAATTGACTACTTTTTATATAGTTTCTGTATATACCCTCATATCGTTCAAAACTTGAAGGTTTGACTTTAACTCTCATAATTTCAAACAACCATGTATGCATTAATTCTCCTAGTATTATATTTTTATAGTCTATGTTAAGACCATTTTTTATTCCATTTAAATATTCGTCTCTTTTATTTTCAGCTTCTTTTTTACTAGCACCATAAAACTCCTTTCTAATTAATTTTCCATTAGCGTCTCTACCTATAGAAGCAGTAACTCTATAATATTGTTTCCCATTTTTTGTGCAATTTGTCTTACGTGCCATTTAAAAATCACCTCGTTATTTGTTAGCATACATCCAATTGAATTGAATGTATGCTTTATTTTAAGTAAGTTTTTTTATTTTTAATTTTATTAAGTTTAGTATTTCTTCCTCGACTTCTTTGGGAAAATTATCAGCATCAGTTATTATGCCTTCATCAACTAATCTTTTTATAAAATCATCAATTAACAGTGTTCTATTTGAATTATTAGTAATGTAATCTAAAGATACTTCATAAAATTCGGATAACTTTTTTAAAGTCTCTATAGTTCCTGTTCTAGTTCCCTTTTCTAAATGCCAAAGCATATTTTTACTTAAACCTGTTTTTTCTGCTAACTGATCTAATGTTAAATCTGCGTTTTTTCTTAATTTTAAAAGTATTTCGTGTTGTTCCATATTTAAACCTCCCAATAAATATATTTATATTATATCCATTTTGGAGACTATTAGCAAATATATTTTGTCTCCAAAATGGAGATAGGAGTAGAAAAACAAAGTATTACTTAAATATTCTCTCTAAATCGCGCTTTTTGATATTTTTTGGAAATTGATTTATCTCCAAAATGGAGATAAAATAAATTTGAAAGGAGGCAAGGAAATGAACTTTAAAGCATTGAGGAAAAGACAAAATTTAAGTATTAGACAAGCAGCTGACAAATTGGGATTAAATTTTCAATCTATTTGTCGGTATGAAAATAAAGGTAGAGTTCCTAAAAAACAGATCTTAATAAAAATGCTTTCTGTATATAATTGTACAGAAAGAGAACTGGGAGAAGCTGTTTCACACAATATAAAATTTGGGAGGGAAAAAGATGAAACAAAAAATATTAGAACTAACTAAAGGGTTAACAAGCATAGAGTTAAAGGAAATTATTAAAGAAGCAATTAAAGAAACAACTAATACTATAGAAAAGGCAACTCTAACAATAGATGAATGTGTTAAGTATAGTGGGATTGGAAGAGATAAGATAATGCAATTAGCTCATGGTGAAAATAATTTCCCAGCTTTCAAGGTTGGTACAAAATTTTTAGTTAATAAGGAACTATTAGATAACTGGTTAGAAAGTATAAGTAAGGAGAAAAAAGTTATATAGGAGGTAATAAAATGGAAAAAATAAATCTAACTATAGAAAATGGACAACCTGTGGTAACAGAAATACAACCAGTAGAAGTTGAAGGTCAAAGAGTTTTAACAACAGAGCAACTTGGAGAAGTTTACGAAGTTGATTCTATAAGAATACAGCAAGGGTTTAATAGAAATCAAGATAAATTCACAGAGGGGAAACATTATTTTAAATTAGAAGGAGCAGAATTAAAAGATTTCAAAACAAATTATCTTAAAGATAATCCGTCAATGTTAAGAATCAATTGTTTATATCTATGGACAGAAAGGGGAGCCAACCGCCATTGCAAAATCCTTGATACGGACAAAGCATGGGAACAGTTCGACAACTTAGAGGAAACTTACTTTAGAGCTAAAGAAATGAACCCGTACAAAGGACTATCACCAGAACTTAAAGCGGTTTTTGTACTAGATAAGAAAACACAACAAATAGAAGAAAAAGTAAACAACCTAGAAAGTAATATGCCTTTATTTAATGTGGAATGTAAAGAACTCCAGTCATTAGTAAGAAAAGTAGGAACAAAAGTTTTAGGTGGGTATAGAACACCCGCATATAGAGATAATTCTTTAAGAGGAAAGGTTTATGCAGATATACAAGGACAACTTAAAAGGCAGTTCGGAGTAAACCGTTATGAAGCAATAAAAAGAAGCCAATTAGATACAGCAAAAGAGATATTAGAAAATTATACAGTTCCCATATATCTTCAGGACCAGATAATAAATGCTAATAATCAAGTAAGTTTTTAGGAGGATTACAAATGAATAAAAAAATAAAAACAACAGATTTAAACTTAAATGTTTCTACAGGAACAATACTTTATGTGGATATAGATATTTTTAGATTTCTATATGATTCAGAAATATCTTTTTTAATAATTGAAATTCTTGATAACGAGAATTATGAATTTTATGAATCAGTTTGCATGATTAATTTACCAGAAAGTAAAACTATTTTGAGCCATAATGATTTAAAAATATTTGCACTAAATTGGATATTTAAAAATGTTGAGATAGTAAAGGAGATTTAAAATGTTGAGAAAGTTATTAAAAGAAAGGGGAATCAATCTAACAGAAGCAGAGTTTGCAATTATATGCGAAATAATAACAGATGATATTAAGTTTAATAGAGTTAGTTTTAAGAAATGTACAAGCTTAGATTATGTGCTGAGTATTGCAATAAGAAGTGCAAGCATTTTTAAAAGATGTGCATAGAAAGAAGGTGTAAAAATGATAATTAAATTTAAAGATATTGGATATGCTAATGAAACTTTTGAAAAGAACATAAAGGAAACATCTTATGAAGAAATGGTTAGATGTGTTGCTCCATATGTTTGCAGTTCACCAAGTAGTATATGGTTTTCGTTTAGTAATGAAGAAAAAACTAAAGGTCATGTAAATGCAAATTTTCATACTATAGGATATTTTGAAATAAAAAAAGAGATGGCTTAAGCCACCAAAAAACTTAAATAAAAAACGTTAAGTACAGTTTATAAGAAATTGAAGTATTTGTAAAGTTTAAAAGACATAATAGAATTTCTACAAAGTTAGGAGGGTCAAACCTTGAGTGATAATAAAAAATATTATTATCTAAGAATTAAAGAAAATTTTTATGATACAGAAGATATAAAGATTTTACAAAGCATGGATAATGGGTATTTATACTCAGATATATTAATGAAACTATATTTAAAATCACTTAAAAATGAAGGAAGATTAATGTTTAAGGAACATATTCCATACAACCCTAAGATGGTTGCTACAGTAACAGGGCACAACATTGCAATAGTAGAAAAGGCTATAAAAGTATTTATAGAGTTAGGATTAATAGAAATATTGGACAATGGAGCTATTTATATGCTAGATATACAAAATTTCATAGGTAAAAGCAGTTCAGAGGGAGATAGAAAAAGAGCATATAGAAAGAAAATAGAAATGGAAAAACAGAATTTATTACCAAAGGGACAAATGTCTGACGAACGTCCACCAGAGATAGAGTTAGAGAAAGAGATAGATATAGAGTTAGATATAGAGAAAGATACAGAGTTAGAGAAAAAGAAAAAAAAGAAAGGAAGTAAGAAAGAAGGTTCTAAGAAAACTTACAATACAATAATTGATGAATATACAAACAATGAAGAACTTAAAAACACTATATTAGAATTTATAAAAATGAGAACTTTAATAAAATCTAAAATGACAAATAGTGCATTAGACTTAATGCTTAAAAACTTAAATAAATTATCTAATAATGATGATATAAAAATTAAGATATTGGAACAATCTATTATGAATAGCTGGAAAGGTGTATTCCCATTAAAAGAAAGTAATTCTATAAAACAAAATTCAAGCAATACTGATTCAAGCAACCCATTTTTAAATATGTTGAATGGGGGTATGTAAATGATACCAGAAGAAACTATAAAAATATTAAGTATTATAAAGGCAGCATACCCACAATGGGCTAGAGATTTAAAGCCTACAGATGCTAAGGCTATGGTCAATTTATGGAGCACTATGTTAGAGGACTATCCATATAACGTAGTACAAATAGCCATTAAAAAGATTATAGCAACTAATAAGTTTCCTCCAAGTGTGGCTGAAGTAATAGAATCTATAAATTATATAACTAGTGGTGGAAAATCAGAAATGACAGAGATTGAAGCATGGGGACTAGTGCGGAAGGCCATTAAAAATTCTGCTTATAATGCTGAAGAAGAATTTAATAAGTTGCCTGAAAAGATACAACAGGCAATAGGCAGCCACAATATACTGCATAATTGGAGCCAGGAAAGTATTAATGGAATAGAAACTGTTATAGGGTCAAACTTCATGCGAAGTTATAAACAAACAGTAATAAGAAAAAAAGAAGAAAAACAAATACCTACATCAATAAAAAAAATGTTAGGAAATATAGGCAATAAAATGATTGAGGGGATAGGTAATCATGACAGATATAAAACTATTTGAAAGATGGGTTAAAAATGCTTTAACGAACACCTTTGTATTTAATCCATATAAAGAATTTTTTATAGTAATGGATGGTTACACAGGATTTAAAATACCTAATAAATTTAGTAGTTACAAGAAAGTAATAAAAAAGCAAACATTCCAAAGTTTAAAAAGTGGATTTTGTGTTAAAAATGGAGAATTAAAAAAGTGGGACAGTTTAAATGCATTAAAACACTTTGATATGGCTAATAAAACAAAGGCTACAATGTTACCTTTTGTATATGAGAAGAGCGATAAAATGCAAATATTTAAGGCAAATGATGAACTTATATTTGTAAATAAGGAGCTATTAAAAAATATAAATATTGAACATTATGAAATCTATGCTGAAAGTCCTATAACACCTTTAATATTTAAATCTGAGGACATAACCTATATATCATTACCAATTAGATTAGCTGAATTTAGATATACTATAAAAGAAAATGAGGAGGATAAATAATGAGCATTAAAGATTATGTAAATATAGAAATTAAAGAGCTAGTAAAAGATGCACATGACAATGCTAAAAATCATGGCTTTTGGGAAGATTGGGAAAGAATCGAACAGCTAGAAAATATGGCAATAAATATTTCAAAAGATGGAGAAAAACAAGTAAAAATAGATAAATGCAATGCTATAGCTACTAGATTAATGCTAATAGTAAGTGAAGTAAGTGAAGCATTAGAAGGCATTAGAAAAGATGATAGAGAGAATTTTAAAGAAGAGTTAGCAGATATAGTAATAAGAGTTGCAGATTTAGCTGGAGGTTTGGATATAGACTTAGATGAAGAAATCAAAAAGAAAATGAAAAAGAATAGAAATAGAACATATAAACATGGTAAAGCATTTTAAGGGATATAAGAATAGTTAGGAATATGAAATAAAAATGTGAATTTAAAAAATGAAAGTGAGGAAGTTAATATGAATAATTTAGAAAATAGTATAAAGGATTGTATTACAAAGGAGATTGAAAAAGGGATTATAGAAAAAGTAATTGCAGAACAATTAGAAAAGTGTATTGAAAAATCAATAAGTGATATGTTTAGTTGGGGTGGAGATGTAAAAAAGGTTGTAGAAGAAAAAGTAAAATCAGTTATGATTCCATATTTAGAAAATTATGATTATTCACAATACATTGTTAAGCTGGATAGTGTATTAACTGATGTATTAAAAAGTAGCACCTTAGAAAATAGAAATTTACTTGAAAATTTTAAGAATTTAATGGTAAGTGAAGATGGTTCAAGAGAGGTAAAAATAAGCGATATTTTCTCAGAGTGGAATGAATATTGTAAGTCCGAAATTGATAATGATGAATTAGATTTTGATTGCGGTGGTGCATATATTACTACAAGTTTTGATGTTGAAGAAGTTAGTGAAACATGGAGCAGTTATAAAACATTTATGGTTAGATTTGAATGTGAAGAAGATGAAAAGTTAAAATTTGAATTTAGCATACATGCATGGAAACCAGAAGAAGGTAGTAAATATACTAGTCAATATATGAAAACTACAGATTTAAGAAGTTTAAGATATTTAAATGATTTTGAAATACTTATGATGAGAATAAGTGAAGGTTATGAAAATATAATCTTAGATAGTGAAGGGGATAGTGAAGATATATTTATAGAATATGAAGAATAATACACAATTTGAAATTATTACGTATTTAGAAAGGAGTAATTATTAATGGAAGATAGAAAAATTATATTATTGAAAGCTTGTAGAGATTTATTAAAAAAACAAGAAAATTCAAGTTATGTGCTTGATTTGTTAGAAGAAACAGTATTTTATGATGATGCTGATTGTGATGGTTATTGCTTAATTGAAGATATTGAAATGGAATTATCTGATATTGAATAATTATCGTAATTCAAAAATATAGTAAGCAATTTGAAATTATTATGAAGGAGGTTTAAATTATGAAAGCATGGGAAATATGCAAGTGGGAAAATCAATGGAAAACTTATAAGTGTAATGAACAAAAGTGGAAAGTTATAGGAATAGACTTAAATGGGTGCTATTATGATTTGCAAGAAGTGTCAACTCGTGAAATATTGTCAGATAGTCATTTTTTAAGTCAAATAGCAGAAATGGATTTTGAAGAGATATTGAAGTAATACAGTTCGCAATTCAAATAAACTTCGAGGTGAATATTAATGAATATAAGTGAAATGATAGCGAAACTAGAAGAAATAAAACGGGTCAATGGTGAACTAATAGTAAAATGCTTAATGACTGAATCTAGTTGGTGCACAGGTAAATTGTTATCAACCTATAGAGGAGAAATTGATAACGAGTGTTTTAAAGTGTCAGATATGGGGTGTTTATTTATAGAAAAAAATACAGAACGTTGAAACGATTAAATGAAAGAAAGAGGTTAGAGAAATGAAAATAGGAGAATTAGGGATGCATTGTGGAGAATGTACTTTAATAGAACATTGTGGAGAGCCATATTCTGACGTTTGTATATGTACTGAATCAAGATTTGAGAATGTAGAGGAAAATACATTTTTACAGCTAATAGAAACATCCCAAAGAAAAAGTAAAAAGGCAAGAATTAATGATGTTCATAAAAAATTACTTAAAGAAGAATAGACATAATACAAAAATTAGTTCCAGGAATGAATTTATTATGACATATTGAAAGGAGAGTAAGTGTGAAAGTAAAAGAATTAAGAAATATATTAGAAATTGTTGATGGAGAATGTGAAGTATTAGTCGTTAACAAATTTTTAGATGCATATCAAATTGAAAGAGGAGATGTCGACCCTTATTATACAAAACAAACTACAGATAATGAAGTGCCATTCTGTCTAAGAATAGAAGATTAATACACAATTTTAAAAATAATGTGACATGAAGGAGGTTGAATTTACAAGTGGATAAAAGAAAAGAGAAAATAGCAAAGAAGATTATTAAATTTAAACATGATAGTTCTACTTTTTATAAATTTGATAAATATTTAAAAATTACAAAAGTGAAAATAAATAAATTAAATTTAATTGAACTTACAAAAGGAGAAAGTGTTTATAAAATTTATTATAAACATGGATTAAATAAATGGAATCCTTTTACGTGGGCGATAGTTATAATCCCATCATTTTTAATATGTATATATGAAGGTATAAAAGAAGCTTTAGAAGATTTGCAATCATTTAAGACAGATGAATATTCAGAAACAATTAAAATTAAAGATTAA